AATGAAGCAAGTGAAAGTAATGTTGTTGTAAAAACGATTGACGCACTTCCAACCAACATAGCAGATATTGTACACAGCCACGAACACTACAAGGATTTGTATGTTGAAAAGCTCTCTGCGATTTCTGCAAATATTGGTTTGATTCAGCAGGGTGGATTCGGTGAGTTTGATTACGAGAAGGGCAACTACTGGGCTTTGTCTACGCTCACCGCAGAAGATACAGGAATACAAGGCGGAATACAGAAAGGTGCTTTCAGAGTAGGTGGAGAAAACGAATATCTGCGTGTTACTCCATTGGGAGATGAAAGATATAAGATTGAGTTGAAGGCAGGAAACATTGAACTTACAAGTTCTAGCGAAAGTGAATCAGAAACGATGGATTTCTTCAATGGAACTTATGTATATAACTCTGATAAGACACAACGAATGGCACTTACTCCGAGTGGTATCTTAATCGAAGAATATTCAGCAGATGAAGTTACACCAATAGGAACAGAAAATCCGTCAGAAGAAGGCTGGTATGAATATGTAAACGGAAAGTATGTATTATCGACAGACACCGAAGTAGATGATGAAAAAACATATTACGAAAACGCAGGCTGGCGAACTCTCGGACAGGTAACAATTGATGCAAAAAATAACTTGATTATCTCAAACACAAGAGACAAGCCAGAGTTCGGAATCAAAGTAAACGGAAATATTTATCACTTTGAAGATTCTGCTAATAAGGACAAGGCAGAAAGCGGAACAAACCCAATGGGTGTTTCTGTTACTGGAGATGTTATACCGAGTGACAATGCTATAATTGATGTGGACAGTTCAAAATATATATTACAGGGAACAGTAACAAAAAATGTTTCACAGTACACAGGAAGGGCTGTTTTCTTTACGAAAGCAAACGGAGTTGAACTTGACAGATACATCAATATTGACGGAACTACAACTGACACACCAGAAACTTATAACTCGACAATGAGCGAAGCAAAAGGACAGGGCACAGTTGGTTCGTACTTAGGACTTACTGCACAGCAGATAAGTGACGGAATCTTTGAAGAAATAGAGGAGTAGAAATATGGCAACAACAGTAGCATTTAGCGATTTAGATAACTGGTTACAATCTCAACCTGCGAATACAACAAGCACTCCGTATGAATTGGAGATTACTGGATTAACAGCGAACGATTTACAAATATGCACTACAGTCGGAACTCTTGGATATATATTAAACCAGAACAGCACAAAGTATGTTGATTTGTCAAACACAATACTTCCAAATAATGTTGTTGATATGACTGGCACATTTGGATTGTGTGTATCATTAGTAAAACCTCCAGTAATACCAGACAGCGTTACAACTATGTATGCAACTTTTTCTGGATGTTCTTCTTTAACTCAAGTTCCAGAAATACCAAACAATGTAAATAATTTAAGAGAGACTTTTTATGGATGCGTTTCTTTGAGCGATGCGGAAATCTTTATAAGTGGTGAATCTAATATAGTAGATATGGCAGATGCATTTTATGGTTGTACATCTTTGATAAGTGTAACTTTGTTAGTAGGCGGTGAAATATCTGCTAACGACAGTTTTAGAAACTGTAATTCACTAACGACAGCATCTATTCAATGCGATGGTTCAATGTCTACATACATAGATAGTAACATATTTGAGTATTGTACTAATTTAGTGAACTTTAAAAGTGATACACCTTACGAATTAAAAGAATTTTTACAAACAGCGTATTCAGAAAACCGTTTTCCTACCAACCCAAACAACTGTACATTTACTTTATATTCAGAAGTAGCAGAGATACCGTTTTCTAGCTTAAATGACGAATTAGGTGCTTTGTCAGATAATACAACTTCTACCCCTTATAAAATAAAAGTCACAGGATTAACAGAGAATGATATTGTCGGTACTTGGAGCAGTGAAACATCATTAGGACATATACTGGCAGTTAATAATTATAGCAAATATGTAGATTTATCTGAAACAATTTTACCAGAAGTAACAAATCTAGATGAAGTTTTCTCAAGTTGTAATAATTTAATTGTTTCTCCGCCCATCCCAAATACTGTAACAAGTCTGAATATGTCTTTTCAGAGTACAGGGATAGTAAATACTCCTGTTATTCCAAATAATGTTACAAATCTTTCAGGAACATTTAATTCGTGTCGTTCATTAGTTAATGTTTCACCAATTCCTAACTCTGTTACAAGTATAAGAAACTGTTTTCTTGGTTGTAGTTCTTTGATAAATGCTCCTGTAATACCAAACAGTGTTACTGACATATACGGAGCGTTTCAGTTTTGCACATCATTAAAAACTGCAAAGTTTGAAAAAGGAGCTGTTTCTGCTATAAGATATTATTCTAATGTATTTTATTCTTGCAGAAACTTAACAGATTTCTATTGTGATGAACCGTATGAACTCAAAACTTGGTTAAATACGATTCATACAGCAAGTTCAGACAACTTCCCGAACGATGTCGCTAACTGTCACTTCTACCTGTATTCAGAGCCAGCAGAAATATCGCTTTATATATCAAGCGAAAAACCAACTCTTAGTGATGAATTATCTGCATTGACAGAAAATACAGTTTCTACTCCATTTAAGATTAAAGTAACAGATATAACAGAAAATCTTATGAACTTTTTCAAAACTTGTATTTATTCAAATCGTACCAAATATCTTGATTTGTCTACAACAGAGTTGCCTAGCGGTATAACAAGTATGCTTGGTTTGTTTAATGGTTGTACTAATTTAATCAACGCTCCTGCAATACCGAATACAGTTACAACATTAAAAACAACATTTAAGAATTGTTCAAATCTTGCAGAAGTTCCAGATATCCCAGAAGGAGTAATATCTCTCGAAGAAACATTTAGTGGATGTACATCTATAACTACGATAGAAAGAATCCCAAGTTCTGTAACAGACCTTACTAGCACATTCTATAGCTGTTCTGCTCTTGAAGAAATCGAGGAGTTTGATATTCCTATATCTGTTCTCAAAACAAATGCACCGAGTTGTTTCAGCGGTTGTACTTCTCTGACAACTGTAGGAGTTCAAGGAGTAGCCCCGATTACCGAAGCATCTGAATGGCACGCAATAAGGCTTAATTTCGGTGCTAACGATGTATCTGGAAAAGTCTACGACAAGGATAAGAATACTACCACAATTCCGCAGACAACAATCCAGAAAGGAACTCTCAAACTTCCAGTCAAAACAGACGAACTTTGGTTTCCACCAAGTAATATGTCAGATGCAGATGTTGATGAAGTAATCGAAAGTGTAATTGACACAAAACGAACCTACTTTAACAAAGATGTACTGAATCCGCTGAACAAGTCTTTTGTTCTATGGAAAGATTCACAATCACAGTTTGTTTCAAATATCGACTTCGGTGGCGGCTCTGGTTCTGGCATCACCGTCTACGACACCGAAGAAGAACTCGAAGAAGATTTACCTAACCTTTCTGACGGTGATATTGTCGGAACTTATGGTGACGGGGAACCGACATTCAATGACGCACCTTTAGGTTCTACAATGTCTTATCTTGGAAACACAGACCCTAGTGACGGAAAGTGGCTTATCTGTGACGGTAGAGATACGACAGGAACAGCGATTGAACTTGAAACCCACTACCCGAGTTTGTATATGTTCTTGGGTGGAACGAATGTATTGCCCGAAATATTTGACCACACAAGATTAAGTGCTTGGGAAACAATAACAATTTCAACAAACTCTGCAAGCCCGACAACAATGCAGTATGACGGTGTTATTTATGTACAAGCGTCAAGGTCAGGAAGTCAAATAGGGCATAATGTAAAAATATTTATAAATGGAACTGAATACAAAAGCAGTCTTGATACAAGTGCTACAAACTATTGGACTGCTTTTATGGAGTTACCTGTCAAAAAAGGTGATAGTGTTTACACCGCTTACACAGGTACTCTTGATAAAATGCTTGGTTGCTTTTACAAGCACCACAAGATTATCAAAGCCACATCTTATGTTGATTATTACCACGCACCTGCAAGTGAAATTGCACAGATTGAACAGTATTTTGACAACGGATTACAGAACGCAGAAAGTTATTCAACTACAGAAACTTTGACAGGTGGAACTTGGATTGACGGAAAGAAGATTTATAGGAAAGTTTTTAAAGAGCCTTCTTTGGGTGCTTGGACTAATAGTATGACCATAGGAAATATAGGCTCTGACTTTGAAAATATTGTAAACATAACATCAGTAGGGGCTGTAACAGCAGGGAATATTTATGTAAATAATTGCCTTTCTACAAGTACACGATTTGTGGCAGGAGTGAGTTACTCTGCTAACAAAGGAAATGTTTTTGTACTTCGTGCAGACTCATCTACAAACACAATATTATTTACGGTTTGCATTGAGTACACTAAAACCACAGACTAAGGAGTTAATATGATAGCAGAAGTAAAAGACCAAAGCGGAACAAAAACTCTAAAACCAATTTCGGGTGCGATACCTGTGGGAAATCCTGTCGGCACTCTGCTTTCAAGAGCCAACGGACAAGTACCAAGAAACTATCTTGAGTGTGACGGAAGTACATTCAATGAAGGACAGTACCCTGCTTTATATCTGTATTTAGGCACAAATGTTTTGCCTGAACTTTTTGACCATTCACAACCAAGTGCTATTGAAACGATTGTTCCTTCGACAACAACAATAACAGAAGTTACTGCTTTATATGACGGAATATTATGGCTCTTGTCTGACTCTACAATTTCTGGCAGAAAGGTTACAATAAATGGAGTTGAATACAATCCATTGTCCACAACTGCTATGAGCAATGTTACAATTTCCGTTAGGAAAGGAGATGTTGTATCAATAAGTGGTAGCACATCAACGAATATTTACATTGTTCAAGCCTTTTGGTTTAAGAAACACCTTTACATCAAGGCAGTAGACGGAGTAGACATAAGTGACGAAGATACATTCTTGGTTACAGTAAAGAACTTCGTTGAAGAAAAGAACAGTTACTCTACGACAGAAATGCTCACAGGTGGAAAATGGATTGACGGAAAGCCGATATACAGAAAGGTAGTAGACTGTGGTTCACTGCCAAATACTAGTTTAAAAACCGTTGCTCATAACATAACAAATATTGATAAGGTAATAGAAATGTATGGTGTTACTATAGGAAGTGATGATACATTACCACTTCCTTATGTAACCCCAAATGGAATAAGTACTTGTATAGCATTATCTTGTAGTAGCACAAATATATATATAAGAACAGGAGTAAATAGGACAGGTTACACAAACTCTTATGTTACTCTTGAATATACCAAGACCACAGATTAAGGAGGAAGTATGAATGAAGAATGGAAAAAAAGCGTTTTTGTGGAGTATACAAAAACTATAGATTAGCCGATAATATAATTGTTCTTCGGAACTCTCTTGTCAAAGAGACGGGGCTGTGTTTTTTTCAATTTCGCACAGCTCCTTTTTTTTGTTTTAAGCTGCCTGGATCAAAAAGTGGTACATAAAAGTGGTACATAAAAACGGTACTCTTTTGAACGCTTATAAATTGACATGTACTGTAAGTCGTTGTATTATAATGACTTAGCAGGTTTTCTGAATTGATGCGAACGGTTTTAAACTGTCTTTTCAAGTTCTTCTAAGCAGCAGGTAGACGGTTCGAGCCCGCCCAGCATCAGACCACCTAATTCCATATATTATAATGATTTAGCCTGAGCGCCTTTTCTTCTAAAAATGGCATTCCGGGGCAAAAATCAAAAGTGGTACATAAAGTGGTACATAAACTCCCGCCGGGGTTAATGCGGAATAACCTGTGAATAAAATTACAGGAGACCTGCATGACAAAATTACCATTCTCTCTTACTACCAGGGCGAGTTCGCCTTTCTATTACGTACGGTTCAAGAATGAACGTACAGGCCAGTACCTTTCATGGATTTCCACAAAAGAAAAGAATTACAACAGAGCTTTGCGCAAAGCGTGGGATATGTATAACAACCGCGAGCAGGATATTGAGAAGCTTTCTTTCTACGACACGCTCAAAAAAGCAAACTACACGAAAGAAGATGTGCAGCAGTTCCTCGAAGACTTCCAGAGGAAAGGCTTTCTTTCGGGTTACTGTCTTAATGACAGCGCAAGACTTGATGTTCCCGCCCTTCAATGGCTGTGTGACTTCTGGGACCCTGAGAAGTCTCTATATTTGCGCGAGAAGCTGCGCAAAGGCCAGAAGGTCCACAAAAAGCACACCATGAACTCAGAACAGTTTATCCGTAAGCACTGGACCGAAATCCTTAAAGACCTGAAGCTTGGAGAGCTTACACGGGAGATCATCCAGAAGCAGTTTGACCGCCTCGATAAAATGGACTTAAGCGGAAACACAAAGAACCATATCCTCCGGTCCGTGCTCACTCCGTTGAAGTGGGCATATAACTCAGAGCTCATGCCAAGGGACCTTTCTAAAGGCTGGGTTATGTATAAATCAGAATATCATAAGCGGGCAATTCTTACGATGGAAATGGCTCGCAGTGTGTTCAGTGTGGAATGGACCAACGAGTATTCTCGCATTGCTTCAATGCTTGCGATGTGCACGGGTATGAGGTGCGGAGAGATTCAGGCACTGACTAAAGACGATCTTGGAGAAGACTGCATCTACGTGCGGCACTCCTGGAGTGAAAAAGACGGTTTGAAGTGTACGAAGAATACAGAAGAACGCACCGTGTATGTTGCCTTTCCTTACCTTATGTCAAAGCTTTACGAGCTCGCAGATACAAACCCATATCCGACCGGAGCAGGCTTTATCTTCTGGGGTTATAAGCCTGACCGCCCTACAGACGGAAAGCACTTCAGAACCTATTTCAGACAGGCACTCATAAAGGCGGGCATGGAAGAAGAATCTGCAGCAACAATAACCTTCCACGCCTGGAGACACTTCTATACGACCTATATGGCCGACAGAGTGAACCAGAAGGCCCTGCAGAGTCAAACCGGACACAAGTCACAGGTAATGCTTGAACACTATGCAGCGCATCAGACTGCAGAAGATGCAAGAATGATCATGGGAGCCCAGACAGAGCTTTTCGGGGCTCTGTTACAGGCTGTTCCATGAGATGATCCTCAGACCTTCTAAGCGTTCTCTTTTTTTGTATTGATATAGTCCGCTTCCCATTTATCCAACAGGGTGCGGACAGTATCTTTCTGCTCTTGAGTAAGACAATTCCATTGTTTTAGAAGAGCACGATCTTCTGCAGAAAGTCTCCTATCCTTCCCAGAAATAAGCCATTCAACCGATACTCCAAGATAGTCTGCAATCTTAAGACAGATGTCTCCTGCAGGCACGGTTCCACGTGCTGTCCAGTTTGAGAAACAATTATCAGGAAGTCCAAGAGCTTCTGATACTGATTTTCTCACAATTCTCTTTTCTTCACATACTTGAGTAATGCGTTTTACTATCTGTATGCCGTTTGTTTCAAAATCTGTCATATAAAAAATCCTCTGCATAGATTAACGAAAAAAAACTCTCAAATGTTAATTTTTTTGTTGACAGAACTCTCTTTTGGGACTATTATGATTTTAGAAACTCTCATTTGAGAGTTTCGCACAAACAAGCTTCGAGGTTTGAAATTGGTTATTTCCGTAAATCCCCGGCGGGAGGCACGGTTTAACATAAAAAGCCTGTCAGATTGCATTTCTCGAAGCGTGCAGTTTGCAGGTTTTTTTTTGTCCTGGGCAACAGACCCAAAGACCATCTCCGTTGCTCAGGACTTTCTTCTGGACTTCCCTTTTTTGGTCCCCACCGAAGAAGCAGTCATATAAAAAATCCAATGGGAACCTGCTCCTTTCTGCATAGGATAAATCGAAGGAGCAGGGACCCTTCCCTTTTGGACGGAGGTAAACAAAATGGAAAAACTTTGCGTGAGGGTGTCAGAAGCCTGCAGGCTTCTTGGAATCGGGCGCACGACTCTTTTTAAATCAGACATTCCCTATGTCAAATTGAACGGATTGAGGGTCTACAGAATAAAGGATTTGGAAGCCTATCTGGAAACTCACATCAAGAACAAAGAGGAGGCTGTATGACTGTATACATGTATTACCAGGAAATGCAGGAGCTGTGCGCAAGAGCATCAAAAGCTTTTGCAGAATGTGAAGACGGCAAGAGCCCTTTATCTGATGTCTATGCAATGGCAGAACAGGGTTTTTATCAGAAGGTTTCAACTTCTACTGTTGAAGAAGCTTCAAAATACTGTTCTCCACAGAGAGAAGCAAGGCTGAACGAACTTCGGCATTTTGTTGAAGACAAAGAGGATGCTGCAGCATGGCACCAGAAGGCAACGGGGAAACATTAAGAGAACCGCTTGATGAAAAAGGAATATACCGCCTTCTGTGGGCAATACGCTATCAGGCTGAGCGGGATATATACAACTATGAGCATGGCCGGAATTGTAAGAATTATGGACATGGAGGCTCAAGCCACTATGTATCTGAATACGACTACAAGACCGCGCTGTGGTGGATGAAGGAAATATTTCCTGATTTACGGGAAATGCTGATTGATGATCATCATCATGACGGAGGATTGAATGGCGAGTTTGTACGCAATTACACAGGACATGGAAGCTGTTTTTAGACTGGTTCAGAACGCAGTCGATGAAGACGGCAATCCACGAGAACTGAACGAAGAAGAAATGCAGATCGTTCAGGAATGGTTCACCTGCACGAAAGAAGAGTTTCACAACAAAGTTGACTCTTACTGTAAGTTCATCAAGAACTGCAAGATTCACGCAGAGAACATTGACAATGAGCGCAAGACCTACAAAGCAGAGCTTGATCGTCTTGCAGCAAGGGCAAAGGTGCAGACCAACACTGCAGAGCGGCTCCAGAACATGCTCAAGATGTGCATGGAAACACTTGGAATCGACAAGACAAAAACAGAACTTTTCAGCTGCACAATTCAGAACACACAGATGAACGTAAAACCCTATGTGGGTGACGATTTGAGCCATGTCCCTGAATGTTACCTTAAACCGCGTGAGCTCGACACTCTCGCAATTAAGGCAGACATCAAAGCAGGCAAATTAAGGGTGGGAACAGACGGTTTGGAACGCGGAAAGGTTATTGATGCAATGACCGGTGAAGTTATCCAAGGTATTTATGCAACTCAGGGCACAGCTCTGGTTATTAGGTAAAAGGTCAAAAAAAACTGCTGGCAAAAGTCGGCGGTTTAGGAGGTAGATGGCTTATCGGATTACCAGTTTTAATCATGGGTGAGAGCGGAGCGGGAAAAACCTACTCCCTCAAGAACTTTGAGTCGGAGGAAGTCAGCATCTTTTCAGTTGAAAAGAGCCGCCTTCCATTTCAGAAGAAATTGCCCCTTATGGCACATGCAAAGTATCAGGACATTATGAATGTTCTTGCAAAGCCGAATAAGGGAGCCTATGTCATTGATGACAGCCAGTATCTTTTAGTAAACGAAATGTTTGACGGAATGAATGCAGGTGTCAACAACTTTGACATGTACAAGAAGCTTGCAATGAACTTCAGAAACTTGGTGCACTACATCAACGACAAGCTTCCTGACAACGTTGTGGTGTATTTTCTGCATCATACGGAAACAGATAAAAACACAGGAAAGATTACAGCAAAGACTGTAGGAAAGATGCTGTCAGATGTTCTGACTGTAGAAGGCTGTTTTGACATCGTACTGCTTGCACGCCTGGAAGGAACAGACCATGTATTCCAGACACAGACAGACGGAATCAGCACCTGCAAGAGCCCTGAAGGAATGTTTGAGGGCAACACAATTCCAAACGACTTAAAGTTCGTTCACGAATCAATCAAAAAATATTACGGCTTAAAACCGTTTAGTAAACAGGAGAACTAACTATGTGGAAAAACGACTGGCAGTATGAACCTTACGGCAAGAAGTTTGATGTTGCAGACGGAGATCACCGTGTTGCAATTCTGGGCGCTAAAGACGTTACATCAAAGTCAGGCAAGCGCATGATCGAAATTACCTACAAGGTTGAAGATTCAAACGGAATTCCGTTTATTGACCGCATCGTAGAAGGCGAATACTTCAATCAGAACATGAGCCGCATCTTTGATGTATTCAAGATACCTCATGGAAACTGGAACTATCAGCAGTGGGTAAACCGCATCGCTTATGCTCATTTTGAGCATAAGAACGAAACCTTTGTTGGCAATGACGGAGTTGAAAAGACAGTAAGCAAGGCAAATCTTGTTTACTTCCACAACAATGTTCCTGAGCCACAGAAGGCCCCGGAATCAGCTCCTTCTTCATATCCGCAGAATGAAGACTTAGGTTTCAAAGAGGACCTTTTCTAGGAGGCAGCAGATGGACGAGATTAAGCTTTCCAAGGCACAGAGAAGGGTTTTCGACTATATGAACGAGTTCGGCTCGATTACTACTATCCAGGCCTTTGTTGATTTGGGTGAATCGCGTCTGTCTGCGAGGATATTTGAGATCAAGGAAAAGGGTGTCAACATATCCTCCGCCTCAAAGATTGTAAAAAATCGCTGGGGCGAGAAACGGACCGTAAAGGAATACTGTATAGGGTAAGAGGTAAAAATGAGCTTTGTAATGCACGAGGAATACATTATTGATGTTCCAGAAAAGAACAAGAAAGAGTTTCTGTTCTACATCATTGAATATGGTTTATATGGCCGTGTTCCAAAGGTGGAAGGATTTGAGCTCACTTTCTGGAAAAGCGTACAGCGCCGCATTGATATTGATAAACTCAACTACAAAATAACTACCATCAAAAACAGAATCGGGGCAATCAATTCTCGTATTAAAAAGAACACAGCATCAGAAAATGATACTGCAAAGCTTGAAGAATACCAGAAACAACTCACCGTGTTAAACGAGCGCTTACAGAATATTCTGTGTAACACGTTTAACACGTGTAACACGAAAAACACGTTTAACACGTGTAACACGTGTAATACTCACACACATGATATTGATATTGATATTGATAATGATATTGATATTGATATTTATTCTGATATTGATACTGATACTGAAATTGAAATTGATGGTGATGATGATATTGAGAGTGGAACACAAAATCCACCGCCGCCGCCTCTGATGCAGACACCTTCTGAAGAGAAGTTTGCAGAAGAAATATTTGAGAAGTTCAAAAACGCAGGACTTCCATGCCAGAAGGGAGATTTGTTTAAGTTCAAGTGTGCAGATTTTAGAATAGCATTGAGTTACATTAAAGGACTGCATTCTGATGACATCTTAAAGGCGATAGATAACTACATCACGGAATTAAATAATCCTGATTCATACGAGCTCAAGAAAATGAGCTTTGACACGCTGGTTGCATCCAAGACGTTCAGGAATTGCCTTCCTGATATCTATGACGTTTCGGGGCATGACAACTTCAAGAAGTATCGCAAGAACAATCCTAAAAGTTCCCCTCCTCCTCAGGAGCACCACTACGAGACATGTCCGGTTTGTGGACAGAATACTTTTGAGTGGAAGAACGACTTTCAGGTTTATGAATGCGATAACTGTCACCATAAGGCGACTTACGAGGAGGTAAACAGCGCATGAGCGGAGAAGTAAAGACTACAAGGCAATTCATGATGGAACAGGCGCAGAAGGTGGAATCACAGAGTTTTATGTCTTTAATCACAAAGATTGTGGTTTCAAGAACAAGACTTGCAGGTTCGACTGTTTATTCATACTGTCCGTACTGCGTGAAGAAAACGAAAATCATGGGACAGGACTACAAGTCGCTTCTTCCGCTGATGAAGGTTACATACAAATGTCTTTACAGAATGGATTCTGAGATAGGCCGCATAAGGTTTGAAAGCGAATTGCAGTGTTCTTCCTGTAAAGACGGATTTGGGAATGCAAGAGTTATTACCACAGAGGACTTCATCAAGTTCTACGTGGATAATGATTCTTACAGGAGTCGGGAAGTAAAGCTTGATACTGAGTCTATCAGAAAAGCAGGCTTCAGTAATTACGGGATGTAGAAAGTGTGCGAGAACGAGAGCGAAAATCAGCCTGAGCTTTTCGATGTAGAACATTACGCAAAGCTCAACAATGAACCAGAACCAAAGAGGCCGGAACCAAAGCCTCTTAAGATTCTTCCAGGTTCACTTCCCTACTACGCAAACCCTGTCAATGATCAGGAGCTTATGTGCAACTATCAGTATGACTGGCTTGTAAAAGGGGACTTTGAGGCAAGACAGAAGCTCTTTACTCTCGGTTATGAGGTAATGAAGCGCCTTTTATGGCGCAAGATGAAAAAAAGCAGCCTGGGTTATCTGGATGAAGAACAGCAGAACGACATCGTGTCAAACGCTTTCGTCTATGTGTTCAGGAGATTTGACCACGGTTACTGTGTGACAAAGAACTTCTTTACGGTCCTCAATGACGGCCTGAGGCACGCGCTGTTCTACAAGACAATGGCAAACATGGAAACGTCCCTGGATGCCATTAAGGGTGACTATTCCGCCAATATTGAGCGGTTCTTCTAGGAGGGGAAGATGTTAGATAAAACACTGCACCTGCTTGAGTTTATTCTTGTTATGTGCTGTCTGTTGTGTTCTGCAAAACTTTATATCTGCATGCATAACACTGAAAGCAGACTGAAAGTTGAAGTAATAAGACTTGAACGTGAGCTCGCAGAAAGTGAAGCAAGATGCAAACGGATGACAGATACCTGCATCAGTATTCTTACAAATGGAGAATGGCAATGAAAACTAAAGTTTGTATGAAAGGCGGATGCGGACGCGCTGCAGTGCCTGGTAAAGACTACTGCGAAAAGCATATAGCAATGCAACAGCAGAGAGACAACAGGAAGATGTTCACCAGACGCGGTAAGTCTTCTCAGTATCATAATCTGTATGAATCTGCAGAGTGGAGAAAAAGACGTGCAGCATTTCTGAAGAAGTATCCTGTGTGCTTTATTTGCGGAAAACCAGCAACCATTGCGGACCATATCATCCCGCACCGTGGAGATTTGACATTATTTTTAGATGCGAACAATCTGCAGCCTATGTGTCAGAGCTGTCACTCGAGGAAAACTTTGAGGGAAAACAACAACTTTCACTCAAAGGGGGATACCCCCTCAAAAACTTAAAGCGATTTGCTTTTCACCAACACGCGCCCTTTTTTGTGTGTGCGGGCAGAAAATCGTATAGGGATAAAAATATGACGAAAGCAAAAACAACAGAACAGCATAAACGCGAGGGTACTTACAAGAAGAGCCGCCATGAAGAAACTGCGCATGATTACAGCGCAATGACTGACATGGAGCCTCCGGAGTGCCTTACAGCGAAGGCTAAGGAAGTGTGGAAGCGCATGGTTCCTGACCTGGTAAACATTGGAGCGGTAGAAATTGACCGCACGGAATTGACGGATGCCTTTCTGAATTATGGCTCTGCTCAGTGCTGTCTTGAACAGCTTGAGGGAGTTGATCTTGGAGAGTATCTGGGCGGCTTAAACAAAGTAAAGGATGTGAACCTGTTCGATGAGTACAACAAGTACATGGACAAGTTCAACAAGATCATGCACAAGTACGGAGTTTCTCCAGAGTCGAGAACACGTATGAGAATAAAACCAAAAGAGCAGCAGGCAAAAGACTTGTTTGCTGAATTACTCGGAAACGGGTAATGCCAAAGTACGGAGGAAAAAACGATGGCAAAGCAGATGAAAGTACAGGAGCTCGAAAACGTTCTCCTGGATCAAATTGAGAAGCTTAATGACGATTCAGTGATGGATGATCCAGAGAAAGCGAAAATCCTTATTGAACGTTCACAGAGCATGGCAAATCTTACTAACGCTTATATCGGTGTAAACCGCATGAAGCTTGATGTGGTAAAGGAACTGAATAAAGGCGGGACACTTTACGAGAAGTATCTTGGAATTGAATCGGATTCTGCACAGGGCAAGGTATGAGAAAATTTCGGAAAATCTGGACAGAAGAAACAGACGGATTTCTGAAGGATCATAAAGACCTGTGCAGGCGCGGTGGATATGACACGCTTTTGGCTCTGTTCTTAGAGCGGTTTCCCGATTCAAGAGTCGGACGAAATGCGCTCAAAACGGAGTGTTCAAGAATCGGCATCACCCAAAAAAAGCCGCACGGTTCAACAAATGCCCGTCCCCTTTATTCTGAGCAGGAAAAAAAAGGCTATGTAAGAATAAAAGTTGCGCAGCCTTCTGTGTGGTGGAGTAAAGCAAGATGGGTCTATGTTGAAACGCATCCGTGGGAAGACTGTTCTGAGAGGAGCAATTATATCTTCCTTGACGGAGACAACAGGAACTTTGCACCTGATAATATAATGCGGGTCCGTCTGTGTCTTATGGGCATCTTCAGCGGTCTTGGAGGAACAGCAGACACGCCGGAAGAAACAAGGCTCCGTATAAGACTTGCTGAATTGAAATATGCCGGGCTCAATTTAGGTGAAAAAATGGGTCTTACGGTTCAGTATGGGACCGGAAGAAGATTCAGGGACGAGCAGAACAGAAAAGCTCGCGAATACAACCACACTCTGACACCGGAACAGAGAAGAAAAAGAAACAAGCGACAGGCTGAATACCAGAAAAAACGTAGACAGAATGATCCTGAATATGCAAGAAAGCACAGGGTTTATCAAAAAGAATGGCAGAAAAAATATCGGGAGAAGAAAAATGAACAGTAAAATTAATACTTGAAAGAGCAACTATAGAAATGAGAATAAAAGGGGAACGCTACAGAAAGGTTGTTGAAGTAGAAATACCCGACACAGATAATTCAGATGCCGAAGAAAAAGGAGTATGGCAGATTGTGGGGTATGTTGAAGGAGGCGAATAATGACTAAACTATCAATGTCAGAAGAAGAAATGCTTAAGAGAAAATATACAAGACCTTATGAAAAGAAGATTGAAGAACTTGAAAAGGGAAATGTAGAACTGAAAGCAGAACTCACAAAGAAAGCAGACACCAATCATTCTCTTGTTGAGCAAATGGCAGACTTGGAAAAGAAAAACGCAGAACTAAAAGGCATAAAAGATGTTGCAACTTTAATCAGAGCAAATAACGACACAGTTGTAACACTTATGCAATTAAACAATAAACTAGTGAGCAAAAGCCAACAACTCGCCAAAGCAACAGAAATAATAAAACAGTTATTAGGTTGTTTGAAACAGGATGCAAATGACCCAGAAACAAATTATTATATTTGTAAGTATATGGATAAAGCAGAGCAATTCTTAAATAGCGAAAATATAATCTTGGAAGATGCACAAGCAGGAAACAGTCCATTTGACGCAGACGAAGTTTTCAATAAAGAAATGAAAGCATATCCAAATAGAAAAGTAAAATAAGAAAACCTGTTATTTTACTTTTAAGGCGGAAACTAAAATAAGGAGATAGAAAAATGATAACACAAAAATACTATTGCGATTGGTGTGGAAAAGAAATGTCAAAACTTTTTTATTTCACAGGTTCGCATATTGTAGTATTTGGTAGGTACAATTATGACGAAAGAGCCGTAACAGAAAATGAAGATAGTGTTTGTGAAGAATGTTACAACGATTTCAAAGAGCTGCGAAGAAGTAAGCAGGAGATAGAAAAATGACAGACGAAGAAATGGCAGAAGAATATTTACAGAGCATTGAAGGTGATGATTGTGTAATTATTACAGATAGGGAAGAAAGAAAACAAGCCTTCCTTGCAGGACTTAAAGCAGGCAGACCACAATGGCATAAAGTTGCTGACGGAGATTTGCCAAAAGAAAATAAACTTTATTTAACAGCAATAAAAGACAACGGACTTGCTATTGCATACTTCAATGGTCGGCATTGGGAAACAAAATACAATCTAGGTGATTTTGGACATCTTGTAGAAACTATTATTGCTTGGTGTGAAATCCCCACTTTTGATAAGGAGTAAATTATGACAGAAGAACAAGAGAAAGAACTTAAAGAACAGTTGAAAAGTTACGAAGGCTATATCAACGATATTCCCCTTGTCATAGACCCCTGCAAGATGTGTAAGGTGTACAAGGAAAACAGGGGTTATGAAATAAGCATAAGGGTTGATACCTGTGTTTATAAAGACGGAAGGTGCAAAGAATGTTGTTGGTTTTATGACAGTAAGTTTGAGGTACAAGGAGAATGAATAAATGCTTGATTCAAACTTTTTCAAGACAAAAAGACCTGTGGAATATGGGGAAGAGAGGTTCTATCATTACGACAAATACTGCGTAGATTATGACGGACACTGGGCAGGACAGGACCGGAAAGTCTGGACTTATAAATCTTATTTCACTAATAGTCTTGATGAAGCAATCAGGTGGTATAAAAAAGTTTCTGCACCAAAAAAAATACGAAAAAGACTTGAAGGCTGCTGGTGTAGTCTGAATATAGACAAGATTATTGCTCCACAGCCCCGAAATTATATACAGCAGGAGTTTAATTTTGAATGGGAATGATTTTACATACTTAAAATACATAGACAATGTGCTTCGCGGTAAAATCCCTGTATGTAAAAAGGCAAAGCAGGCGGTTCAGAGGCATGTTGATGACATGAAACGTGCAGAAAGCGGGTCCTTTCCCTACGTTTTTGATCACAATAAAGCACAGAAAGCAATTCTTTTTTTCTCACAGCTGGTCCATACCAAAGGCAAGCTTGCAGGCGAAAAACTTAAATGTGAACCTTGGCAGCAGTTTATTATTGCGAGTCTTTACGGATGGAGACGAAGAGACAACAATAAAAGACGCTTCAGAAGAGCTTATATTCAGGTTGCCCGAAAAAACGGAAAGTCGTTTATTGCTGCAGGAGTTGCTTTGTATGATCTTATGACAGAACCAGGTGCAGAAGTTGTAAGTGCTGCAACAAAAAAAGAACAGGCACGCATTGTCTTTGAGGATGCAAAGAAGACTGTTCAGTACAGCCCTGATTTTAAAAAATACATAAAGCCTCTTGCTCACTCCCTCATCTGCGGAGACGGTTCAATGAAACCGCTGGCATCAGACTCAAATACACTTGATGGTTTGAATCCTTCCTGTGCGATCATTGATGAATATCACGCTCATAAAACTGATGAGCTTCTGGCTGTTATTGAAACAGGTATGCGTGCACGTCAGCAGCCGCTTATGTTCATCATTACGACTGCAGGCAATGACAAGAATGTTCCGTGTTATGAAGAGTATGAGAAAGTGGGCAAGATGCTTTCCGGGGCTAAAGGCTACGAAAATGACGAATATTTTGCGATAGTTTACGAAATAGACAAAGGAGACGACTGGAAGAGCGAAAAGAACTGGTATAAGGCAAATCCTAACCTCGGAGTATCTGTAGAACTCGACAGCATGCGACTTGCTTACAGAAACGCATGCCAGAAGACTACGGATGAGACAGCCTTCAGAACAAAAAACCTGAACGAATGGCTCAATGTTGCTGAAGTGTGGATAAACGACAGACAGTGGAGCAAGTGCCTGAAGCGGTTCTCAGAGAAGAGTCTTGAGGGTATGAGGTGCTGGGGCGGTATCGACTTATCAAAAAGGCTCGACTTTACTGCGCTTACCTGGTATTTTGCACTTCCAAACGGCAAACGTTATGCAAAGCATTATTTTTTCATTCCTGAAGGACAGATAGATGCGAAGATGCGGCAGGACAGTTATCTTATCCGCACATGGATAAAGCAGGGTTACATTATTGCTACTCCTGGAGAAACACAAGACTTCACTTTTATGCTGAACATCATCCGTGAAGATTCAAAAAAGTATGACATTCAGGAGATCGCTTATGACCGTAATCTTGCAGAGTATCTGATTCAGGACCTTGATGCAGAGTTTACGTGCGTTGAGTTTTCTCAGTCCATTGTCGGAATGAGCGAGCCTTCAAAAGCCTGGGAACAGGCAATCACAGAGGGGAAGATCATCGACAATAATCCAGTTATGGCCTGGATGGTGAGCTGCGCAACAGTCAAGCCTGATGCAAACGGAAACATCAAACCGATTAAGCCAGATGTAAGCAAGACCTCAAAGCGTATAGACGGAGTTATTACAAGCATTATGGCAAACAACCGACTGGAAGTTTCTCTTGCAGATGAAACAAAGGGACCATTGAGCGTAGATGATATGGTTTTCTAACTGACATTTATTATGTGTCATTTTTGCCATGAGGCACTCCATAAAACGGTCCGGCCATGTACTTAAACTTGAGTACATGGCTTTTTTTTTATGCAGTACACATTCACAATTCAGGGAGAAACGCCCGCAAAAAAGAACAGCAGAATTACACTACCGAACGGTAGGACGATTCCCTCAAAGAAATATCGGGAATGGCATGAAATTGCGGCTGTGCAGATACTTGCCCAAAAGGGCTCTCAGAGGCTCTCAGAGGCTCTACAGCGCGCTTTAACGCTTGAGGTGATGTTCTATCATGGCGACATGCGGAAACGCGATTGTGATAACGGTTTATCGTCAATCTGCGACCTGCTCGTAGACTGCGGAGTTCTCGCAGATGATAACTGGCAGATAGTCAATGAAGTGCATGTTTCTAATGCTTACGACAAGAATAATGCACGGGCAATTATTAAGATTTACGAGCCGTAAACTGACATTTTTAGTATGAAAATCCTAGGTTTAGAAATACGCCGCGCCTCCGGGGGCGTAAAGACAGATACTCAACTTCCTGCAGTTCCAAGAAAGGCCGGAAGCGGTTCTCTGCTTTTTTCTCCGAACATGAGCCGCTCGGCACTTATGAAAAATACGACTGTCTCAGCCTGTGTCATGCTCATTGCTGATTCAGTTGCCCAGATGACAATGAATGTTTACAAGAAGACGGATAAGGGACGCATTCGTGATGACAGTCCTGCTTTGTCTTATCTCTTACGTAAAAAACCGAACTTTTACGACGCGCCTTTTACGTTCAAAGAGACTATTACTGCAGACTTGCTTCTGAACGGAAACGCATTTATTTTTGTTGCAAGAAATCCTGACGACAGTCCGAAGAGTCTTACACCGCTTCCGCCTGAGCAGGTTAAAATCTGCTTTGATGAAAAGGGCAATGTCTATTACGAATACACCTGCGACAGCGGTGTGTACAGATACCGCCCCGAAAACCTTCTGCACATTCCGGCTTACAGATACGGAAATATCCGCGGTGTAAGCCCCCTCGCGTATGCCTTCCATGCAGCAAAACTTGGGCTGACTCTGGATGAATATACAAACGATAGTTTCGACGGTGGAATTCATTCAAAGCTTTTGATTGAAGTACCTGCAGACGAAAAGCGGTTCCAGAAGGAAGATGCTCAGAAACTTAAAGAGCGCATCCTTGATGCTTACGGTGGAAAGGAACATGCAAACGATCCTTTCATTGTTGCAAACGGAATGAAGGCCAGTGCTCTTGATCTTGCAAGTAATGCGGATGCACAGCTGGCAGAAAACCGCACTTATTCAGAGCGTGAAGTTGCAAAGATTTTCCGTGTTCCGCTTTACATGCTCGGAAAAGATGACTCAAAGTTTACGAATCAGGAACAGGCAAACACCTTCTTCCTGCAGCATACATTGAGTCCGTGGGTTGTAAGGCTTCAGCAGTATTTTGACCGACTTCTGACATATCCTTATGCTCAGGACCATTACATTGAGTTTGATACAGACACAATGCTCCGTGCAGACTACAAGAGCCGCATGGAAATGTACACCAAAGGTCTTACAAATGGTGTTTATACACCAAATCAGATATTTGAGAGAGAAAATCTTCCTCGAACTGAAGAAGAATGGGGAGACCAGCACTTTATGCCGGTTAATCTTTCAACAATCGACAAAATTGCCGCACAAAATCCGCAGGATGCAGGCAATTCAACTGACAATATTAACTAAAGGAGAACTGAAATGGAACCAGTTTTTAAGACAGACGATACAGAACTCAGGAGCTTTGATTTTGAATTGAGAGCTCAGAACGATGAAGAGCACGGTTCATTTATCGAAGGGGTTCCTATTGTCTTTGACAAGAAAACAGACCTCGGCTGGTACAGTGAAGTAATTGACCGTGAAGCACTTTCAAAAACTGACTTGAAAGATGTCCGCTTCCTGGTAAACCACAACACAGACATGACACCACTTGCACGCAGCCGCAATAACAATAAAAACTCCACAATGCAGATGGAGATTAAAGACGATGGAATGCACATCCGTGTAAACCTCGACACAGAAAACAACACTGATGCCAGAAACCTGTACTCTGCAGTAAAACGCGGAGACGTATCGGGAATGAGCTTTATGTTCACGGTACGTGGTGACAAATGGGACGATATGGATTCTGATCATCCGACACGTACCGTTACTGACATTGGTAAAGTATATGAGGTTTCTGCAGTAACATTCCCTGCTTATGAGGCAACCTCAATTGATGCCCGTTGCAAACAGACGCTGGAGAGCGCACGCGCGACACTGGAAAGTGCCCGGGAAGAACAGAGAAAGGCAGAAGAAGCAGAACAGAAACGTATCACTGCAGAAAATGAAAGAAGTCGCAGACTGACACTTTTAGAAAATCTTTAACAGGAGAAAAAAATTATGAGCAAGAAAGAATTACGTGCAAAGCTCATCGCAGAAATGCGCGAGCTTGATGAACTTGCTAAGAAAGAAGCAAGAAGTTTCACAGCAGACGAACAGAAGTCTTTTGATGAAAAGGAAGCAGAAGTTCGCAAACTTACTGCTGAAATTGAAGCAGAAGAAAGAGCTGCTAAATTGGCAGGGTTCTCAACAGAACTTCCAAAACCAACAGAAAAAGCATCAGGACGCTCTGAAAGCTTCCTCAAGGTTGAACGCCGCAATGGTCAGGTAGAAGTTCGTACCGACATGACACAGGGCACATCTGGTTCTCATGGCGGCGGCTGGGACATTGCTCCTCAGAAGTTCTTTGATGAACTTCAGGAAATCATCCAGAAGGAAGCATTGCTCTACAACATCGTAGACAAGATTCCTGTTGCCGGTGCTGGTTCTCTCGGCTTGCCTTATGAAGCAACAGATGCTTCAGATGCAGCATGGACACAGGAAGTTCCTACTTATGACCTTACTGCAGACACTTCCTGGGCTTTCGGAAAGCGTGAGCTTAATCCAATCAACTTGAACAAACTCATCAAGATTTCTAAACAGCTTCTTGCAACAAGTGCTTTTGACATTGATGCATTGGCTCAGAAGAAACTTGCTACAAAGCTTGTTCAGGCTTTTGAAGCTGGTATTACAACTGGTAACGGTTCCGGCGCTCCTCTTGGTATCTTCACTGCATCTGACAACGGTGTTCCTACTTCTCGTGATGTTGCAACAACAGGAAAGGGAACAGGTGTAATTGCTGCAGACGATCTCATTGACATGTACATGAAGCTTCGTCCAGCTTACCGCAAGAACGCTGTATGGATCATGAATACAGCCATCCTCAAGGATGTTATGAAGCTCAAGGACAAGAACGACCAGTATCTCTGGCACGAATCTATCCGCGCAGGCGAACCTTCAACACTCCTCGGACTTCCTGTAATTGAATCTGAATTTGCTCCAACAGCAAAGACAGCAAACTCTTACATGATCGTTCTCGGAGACATGAGCAAATACAAGTTTGCTTACTGGAAGGATATCGAAATCACTGTTGCTGACCAGCTCTTCGCTGGAAAGAACCAGGTTGGTATCTTTGGACACACACTTGCTGATGGATGTCCTTGCGACCCTGAAGCATTTGCCCGCCTTAAGGCAGTTTACGCTTCGTAGTAAGCACATTGCCTGATATAACAGCCCTTGCAGATTCTGTGAGGGCTGTTTTTTGCTTTTTTTAATCTGACTTTTTTTTATATGAATAACTTAATAATCTGCGGAAAAGCAAACCAGAATGTGCCCGTAAAAAAATTACGGATGAACAAGACAGATGAAGTATGGCTTTGCGGTACGGACATAAGAGAGGGAGCAGATTTATATTTTGAAATTCACGGAATTAAGGTTCCACATAAAAATGTAATAACTAAGTTTGAAGACGAAGTTATTTATAACGAGAGCGGTATATCGCCGAGCAACACAATAAGCGGAATGATGATTTATGCCTGGCTTAAAGGTTATAAAAACATCACGCTTCTTGGATGCCCGATGATTATAAATGAATATCCGCAGCAGCGGATGACCGTGGTCCAGCTGGTACATTACCTGAACAGGCACGGATTAAATGTCGAATGGGAGGACATGGATATGGCGACAGCACAGAAAAATGCAAATGTAAACGCAGCAAAGCAGGAAGAACCAAAAAAAGAAGAGGTTCAGGCAAAAGAAGTTCACAGCTCAAAAACCGTAAAGGTTATTTTTAAGACTGTAATCTGCGCATCTTACGGAACATTCCAGCCGAGAGAGGTTGCAGAAGTTCCAGAGGATATCTTCAAAGACCTTGTAAAAGATGGCTTTGTAGAAAAGGCTTAACAGAAATCTTACGAGCTTTGCCTTCGTTAAGATATAAAAACGTAAGTTCCCCTTCATCCTCCGTTGAAGGGGTTTTTTATTTTATCTGACATTATTGAGAAAGGAGGAGTTATGAATTTCATAACTAAGAACGATCTTTATGCGTTCATGAACAAATATCCCGATGAACCCGACCCTGCTCCAACTCCTGAGCCAGATACACAGGAAGCAGAACCAGGAACAGAACCACAGAGCCAGGAAGAAACAACAACTGCAGCAACATCAGACGAACCTGCAGAGTTTGACGGACCTGCAACTTATTGTCAGTCTGCAATGGAGATGGTTTCTGATTATCTTGGTTACGATCCTGAGCAGCAGACTTATACACAACTGGTAAAGGGAGACGGTGGAAAAATTGCCGCTCTTCAGGCAATGCCTGTTTCCAGCATTACAGGCTTTAAGGTTGACGGAACAACATCCGACCCTACTCTTCTGGAAGTTGAAAAAGAGAATTATATCTGTTTCAAAGACAATTCACGATTCACAAAAAACACAAGATACGAAATAACTTTTGTTGCAGGATTTTCTTCTGTACCTGAAGTTATCCGCACAACTGCACTACAGATTGCATCTTTGCTCTGGGAAAGCTCAGGAGGACAGCTCGCAGTAAGTTCTCAAAGCTTTGCAGACACAGGTTCCCGCGTATTCAATAACTTTACAGCAGACCGCTTTTTGAAGCAGATTGCGAAATATAAAAGACTTTTTTAGGAGAGCGGGATGAACGAAGAGACTATTGAATACAGACTGGGCCAGATAGACAAAAAACTTGATTCAGTTACAGAGCTTTTGAAGCAGACTACAGAACAGGAAATCAGAATTGCGAATGTTGAGAGCGCTGTAAGGGAGTTGAGAAACTCAAAAAAAAACGCAACAGACAGATGGCTCAATCCTCTTGTCGCTGCGGTGGTTTCAGGGCTTATTGCCTTTATTTTCTTAAAGGTAGGTCTTAAATGAAAACTCCCCAGAGCCTCGCTATTGAAGTGAAAGATACAATACCGCCTGAAAGACTTGAATCTATAGGTCGATATGGATGCTGCGCATTTGTGCTTTTGTGGTGCCTGGGAATTGAACCGGACGACATGGATGCGATTAAGACCGTAAACAATATGATCAATGCAGGAGTGATTGAAAAAGACTGCACGGTGAAATGGCTTGAAGCAGCGCAGTATCTTACAGGGCGGAAGATCACCGTTGAATTTAAAGACATTAAAGAACTTAAAGGCATCAAAGAACGTACTCCGGTACGTTATGACTACAAAGGTAAAAGCCACTGGGTAGGAGTAGAAAACGGAATGATAAAATTTAATCCGCTTGTTTACTCACAGTGTGTAGATAAAGGGCGGCCAGTAACCGCCCGAATTATAAAGCTTGCTAAATAGTAGGAGGATTTATGAAAAACATTTTAGTTTGGGTTGGACTTATTGTCCTTGTTTTGTCTACAGCAATTGGAGAGTTTACAAAAATTCCGGTTGCAGACTGGATTGAGCTTGCAGGCTGGTCTATAGGTCTGGCTTGTTGTGTCAGTGGAATCATTGCGAAGGCAGAAAAGAAAGACTGGAAACTTTATGCTTCGATTATTGGTATCATTGTAGGTGTGTTCCTGTTGTCTATTGCCGGAATTGCAAAAGACACTGTTACAACTGTAATTACGGCGGTATTTGGACTTGTTGCACTTATTGTAAGTATACTTCCTGTCTTGATACCGAAAAAAGCCTCAACAAAATAATAATTGAACCCGCCAAGCCTCTCGAAGAAGCTCAAACCGGCGGGTCTTTTTTCTATGGAGGACCTTATGGAAGAAGCAAAAGAACAGACAAAAGATAAACTTACCAGTGCAAAGACAATGAGCAAGATTTTCAAGGTTGTTGCAGTGCTTGGAATTATTGTCTGTCATGTTATTAAATGGTGCGGAAAACTTACCGCAGAATCAACAGAAATCTGCTTTATGTGGGCAGTAGTATACGGACTTGGAGCAGGTACAATTGACCTGAATATAATTCTTGATAAATTCAGGAGGGAATAGATGCCTATTTCGGTAACAATTATTCTTGCATTGCTTGTTATCATCCTTATTTTGATTTCATCAATTGTTGTACTTTATAAGCGTAACAAAGAAATAGAGTATAAAGTTTCACAGCTTGAGAGAGACCTGAAACTTAAAGAGATGAACATTGCGTATTTATTCAAACACGCAGAAGAACTGGTAATGATTATGGATCATAATCAGGAACTCAGTTCTAAAATTGCAGGAGCAAAAACAGATGAAGAAGTTAATAATATTATTGCTGCCATTATTTCTGCTAATAATGAGCGGGTGTCGGACAACAAAAAAGCAGGAGAATAAAATTGTCCTTCCTCCTATGCCTCAGCGCCAGGAGATCACTCCGCCTGAGAGCATAAAAGATTATGCGTATGTAATTTTATATTATGAGACGCTGGTTCAGGAATGGGAGCTCTGGGGAGAGACAGTAGAGGGCCTTGTAGATGGAATTTCTGAATATTAATGCAAACATACAGGAAGTTCAGAACGCACTTGCAGGCACTTCAAAAAGCCTTAAGGCCATTCAGAAGGGAGTGCTCCGCATTGCTGCAAAAGGGACCGCAAATACGATTAAGGCGGCCATAAGAAACAGTGATCTTGAGCGGCGTACCGGAGAGCTTCTGAAGGCTTATACATACAAAGTGAAACGCAATGGAGAAGAGGCAAACGTATTTCCGAAAGCTTTGAGTACAAAGAGCCGCACGATCTTCCCGAAGGTTATGACCTTGAGTTATGGTCATGACGGACCGACTAAACGTGCAAAAGCCTGGTTTATTGCGCCCCGTAATTTTGTACAGGCTGGTGACACTTATGCAAACAGTGAAGCATATATGGGCGATGTACAGAGATACATCGACAAAGAACTTGAAAAATATTGGAGTTAGAACATGGAAAATCTTGCACAGACAATTAAAAACTTTATTCTCACTGATGTAAATGCAGAGCTTTCCGCACTTGCATCAAATGATGTTTCACTTCCCACAATTGCGGCAAAGAACATTATTATCGGAACTGTGGCCCTTTCTCGATACGAGGCACCGGTGGTAGTTTCAATCCTTCCTGAGACACAGAGCCAGGAAGAAGGCTTTATTGACGGCACTGCGTGGAGGAGTGATTTTACCGTTACATTCCTGTTTCAGAAAGCCGCATACAATGTTTTAATGTCACGAATGTGCCGGTATTCTGCAGCATTCAAGACAGCACTTGCAAAGAATCCTGACCTGGACGGAACAGCTGAAGAATCTGAACTTGAACAGGTTCAATTTTTCTGTGATACGGGCACAGTTCCTCAGCAGATGACAGCATCTGAAATTACGTTAAATCTTATTACTGAAGAAGAACTCGTCTGACATTATTAGTAATTCTACAAAAGGAGAACAATAATGAGTGTAAAAAAATACGAAATTGCGCCATTTCTTAACACAGCATTGACCTCTGGCGGTGTGGTAAACACTTCATCACCAACATGGACAAGAATTAAAAAGACGACATCTTTCGACTTGAATATGAATCCAGAAACGGAGTCAAGAGACTTCATCTGTGATAAAAATCCGACAGTCGAATTGCTGCGCTATGCACCGTCTTTCAGTACACCTTTGGTTATGTACAAAGGTGAGGATGATTATGAATTTATTTTTAAAAAGTTCTTTAATCTTGCAATCGGGGACAAGTCAAAAGCAGAAATCATGCTGGTATTCTATCAGGAACCGGTTGACAGTTCTGCGACACATACACACTTCCTTGCATGGAAGGCACCTTGTTCAGTAACAATCAATGACCTCAATTCTGTTGATGAAACAATCACTTTTGATACAAGCTTCAACGGAAAGATTGTAAAAGGTTATGCAACAGTTGCTGGAAACAGCATCAGTTTTACAGCTGGTGATTATTCTTAATTAAAAGGGAGAAAAGCAAATGAGCGTTAAGAAGTATCAGATTGCACCGTTCATCAATACAGCAATAGACACAGACACAGGACTTGTTGACAAAGAGAATCCTGTCTGGACAAGAATCAAAAAGACAACTTCTTTTGATTTGAACATGAATCCTGAAACAGAATCACGTGATTACATCTGTGATGAAAATCCGACTGTTGAGCTGCTTCGCTACGGTCCGTCATTCAGCACTCCACTTGTAATGCACAAGGGAGAAGATGATTACGACTTTATCTTCGGAAAGTTTGCAGATCGTGCAGTTGGAGAAGAAGCAAAGGCAGAGCTCTGTCTTGTATTCTTCCAGGAGCCATGTGATGAACCTGAAGAAGGCGAAGAAAACGTTGTATTCCTTGCCTGGAAGGCTGAATGCACCTTGACAATCAACGACCTCAATTCTGTCGATGAAACTCTTACTTTCGATGTAAGTCTTAACGGAGAGCCTGAAATCGGTTACGTAACAGTAGACGACGGAGAAATTGAGTTCACAGAAGGAACTTATTCACCAACTAATGATTAACCTGTTCTTAAATAAACTTGCCGACTGCATAACGACTGCAGGCGGCAAGAGTTACCGCATTAACACAGACTGGAGAACCTGGCTTGGGTTCTCCAAAATTATTTCAAGAAAAGATGCCACATTAAACGAAATCCGTCACATATATCTTGATGATGTACCTGTAGAAGAAGAAAAGGAATGTTTCCAGCTTCTTCTCAAGTTCTTTCAGCCTGAAGCTGAAATCCCGAAAATTGAGCACAGTTCAGGGGCCGAAAAGGTTCTTGATTATTTTCTTGACTCTCAGTTTATCTACGCAGCATTCCTCGAACAGTACGGAATAGACTTGCTTGAAAGACCGGACGGGATGCATTATAAGCAGATGCACTGGCATGTATTTCTCGCTCTGCTCTCAGGCCTTCATGGAACAAAGCTTAATGAAATCATGGGTTATAGATGCTGGGGAGGAGACACAAAAACCGAGTACGGAAAGCAGATGCTTAAGCTCCGCAGAGCATGGGAACTTCCGGTGGAAAAAGATGAAAAGGTACAGCAGGACCTTGATGCTTTCAACAGCCTTTTTGAGAAGTAAACCGCTCTTTAATTGACATTATTAGTATCAATTAAGGGACGTTAACGATGAGTAAAAAGGCAACCATAAAAATAACCTCAGACACAAAAGATGCCGAATCGGGCATTGATAAAGTCACTAAAAAAATCAATGAGTTCTCGAAGAATAATCAGCAGAGCCTGGGCGGAATTCAGCGTTTTAACACTGCAATAAAAGGGGCTGTAAAGTCTTTCAGTTCAATAGGAGTTGCTGCAGGTGCTACTGTTGGTGCAATCAAGAAAGTTAATGATGTTGTTCAGGAAACAACCAAACTGTATAAAGAACAGGTGAAAGCTGAACGACAACTGGAAACTGCAGCAAGCAATAATCCTTATCTTGACCAGTCTTCTGTAACACAGTTAAAGGCCTTTGCGAATGAGCTTCAGAGAGTTTCAAATGTAGGAGACGAAGAGCTTATCCCTATGATGGCTCAGCTTGCTTCTGCAGGACGTACACAGGAAGAAATCCAGAATATAATGAATGCTGCGCTTGATGTATCTGCATCTGGCATGATGTCTCTTGATTCTGCAGTAACAGCATTGAATAAAACATTTTCGGGAACCTCCGGACAGCTTGGAAATCAGATTGCGGGGCTTAAGGACCTGACGAAAGAAGAACTTGCTGCAGGAAAAGCGGTTGATATTGTCGCAGATAAGTTTAAGGGTATGGCCGCCGCTACAGTAGACACTGCCGCACAGCTTAAAAACATGAAGGGTGATTTTAAGGAAGCCATAGGAGAGTTTACCCTTCCTTCTTCTGATATGTGGAACCGATTCTGGACCGGATTCTATGAAAGAGGAACTGAAATAATAAATAAGTTTAATGCTTATCTTGACCGAACAACAATTGGAAAAGGTATCGCTAATTCTTTAAGTCAGGAACTGTCTAATATCACAGATGCAAGACAAAGACGTTTGTACGGTGAAGATGAGATTCATGCGCTTTCTGAAGAGCAGCTTAAAGCTTTAACAGATTATCTTGAGCATCTTAAGAAACTCAGCGCGGAAGAAACTATACTTCTTCAGGTTGCGAAAGATGAAGCAGAGGCTCGAAAATATCTTGCTAAAGTTTACCAAGAAATGGATGCAGAAGCCGCAGAACGACAGAAGGCTATTGAAGAAGAAGCTGCGGCAACAAATACTCTCTTGGAAAAAAGAGAGAAACTTAGAGAACAGTATGAAGAAACTCTGAGAAAGACTGCAGCAGAGATTGAAAACCGTCGTAAGCTCGGAGAAGAAATTGATGAAGAAGCAGAAGCACAGATAATGCTTAATGCTGCAACACAGGCTTATATCAATATGTATTCTGACCCTGCATTCAACAGGGCTCTGACAAAAACCGGCGTATGGGAAGGAGAAGAGGCTCAGCTTAAACAGATTGAAGTCTGGACTGCAATGGTTTACAAAAAAGAAGAAATTGCAGAACAGGAAGAAGAGGACCTGTGGGCACATGAAAAAGAAATTGCTGAAGCCTGGCAGGTTCAGGAAGAGGAAACTCTTGAAATGCAGAGATTTCTTCTGCAGAATTATCTTGATTATCTGAGCGCAAAAGACAAACTTACAGATGAAGAGATTGCTCAGCAGCAGAAGGTCGCAGATGCCATACAGAAAATTGACGCAGAGATTGCGGCCAACAAGAAAAAGAGTATTGCAGAGACAATCAACATTATCACAGATTACATCGAACAGTTTGCAAATATCTCAAAAGACATTACGTCTCTTACCCGTCAGAATAACGAACAGGAGCGCAACGAAGAACTTACAGAACTTTCAAAACAGTATACCGACGGGCTTATTTCTTACGAAGATTACTGCGAAAAGAAAAAGCAGATAGAACGCAAAGCCGCCCAGGAAGAATACAGGGTAAAAATGTGGGAATGGAACGTAAGCATCTTGCAGGCAACCGCAAATATTGCAGAAGGTGTATCTAAGGCTATTGCCCAGGGCGGAATTACGGGAATCATTACCGGTGCTCTTGTTGCTGCAGCTGGTGCCGTACAGATTGCAAGCATCACTTCTGCACGTCCAAAGCCTCCAAGCTTCGCCCAGGGAGGAATCGTACAGGGCAGTTCTTATTCAGGAGATCGTGTACAGGCCAATGTAAACTCAGGTGAGATGATCCTCAATGCACAGCAGCAGAAAAACCTCTGGAATATGGCCAACCGAAACGGCGGAAGCGGGGCTGTAATAAACATGCCTGTAAAAGTTGAAAATTATGCTTCAGATAAAGTCAGTGCGAATGCTCAGATGTCTGCAGATGGACTTTCAATCATTATCCGTGACATTGTAAAAAGCCAGATGGAAAGAGGAGACTATACTCAGTCTATGGCAATTGCAAACAATCGGGCAAACGGTGTGAGTGTTTTATAGGGGGAATAAATGACAGTATATTCATGGCCACAGAATGTTAATTCAAAGTTTTTCTCAGGCAATGACCAGCCGGTGGGAAACACAGAAGAAGTTACTTATCTTTCCGGACGACGTGTTTCCTGGCAGATAAATACAAAAAAAATCATGAGTTATAAACTCAAACTTTCTCTTACAAAAACTGAACTTGGCTATTTCTGGACATGGTTTAATGACACTATCGGTCAGAAAGCGGGAGCCTTTACATGTGCAGGGCTTGGAAACGGAGTTTACAGGTTCAAGTCTATTCCGTCTCCTGAAGATACAAATCAGACAACTCGTGTTCTTTCGATGGAAATCGAGGAGGTGTAAATGACTGCGGCACAGATTTACAGGCTCCTCTTTGAAGGCGGAAACTATGCAAAGCAATGGCTGATTAAGCTCTCACATGAAACTGCAGGTGATCTTTATTACGTTAACAACAATGAGAACGTGACTTTTGACAGTCAGCTTTATAAGGCTGCAAACTTTGACTACACTCCTCCGAACCAGAACGGAGAGGGAGGAAGCCTTTCTATTTCCACAGTTGACAATGCTGACCTGTTTGAATGGGTCGAAAACGCAGATTACCGATACAGTCTTGAAGTTGTCGGTATTCTCAATGGAAGCGAAGTTCAGGAACTGAGGGCATATAAACATTTCTACGGTTCAGTTTCAATGGGTGAAAACAACGAGCTTATATTCAGTCTTGAATCTGATGGAAAACTCGGTATGACATTCAATGTCTACAAATACGATACAGATACAAACAGAGGCAATTCGTGATAGATGTTTCTGACCTTATAGGCATCCCTTATAAAGATAAAGGCCGTGACAAATCAGGTTATGACTGTTACGGTCTTGTAATTGAATGTGAGAAAAGGCTGGGAAAGCATCTTAATGACGTTGTTTATGATAATCATGACGTAAGTCTTGCCCGGGAAAATGTTTCAACCTTAAATCTTATAAAGACTGACATTATTACAGAGGGCACTGTAATCGAAATGCATAGGAACGGAGAGCTGCATATAGGCTTTGCTCTTGATCAAAAAAAAATGATCCACGCAACGACAAATCAGGGCGTGCGCATATCCCTGATAAATCCTAAACTTGTCGCAAATATATACGAGGTAACAAATGGGTAGAATAAGCATCTACAACACATTAACAGCTCAGCACGAAAGTATTACTGCTAACGGAAAATTAAAAGATATTTTTCCTGAAATAGATTTTAATAATTCTCTCTGTCTTAAAGCAGGTCACAGGCTTGATGGAAATTACGAAGTGCAGCCTGAGGATGTTCTTTATGTACGAAAGGTGCCTGGTGCTGCAACTACTCTTGCCGTTATTGCGATAACAGCTTCTGTTGTTGCTGTCGGGGTTGGAGTCGGCGTTGCAATTTACGCAAATCAGAAATCCCGTGAAGCTCAGGAAGAAATGGAAAAGGCCCAGCGTAATGCACAGAATCTTGCACAGCAGGTTCAGCAGCTTCCTTTCATACGCGGAGCCAAAAACAAGAACGCCCTCGGAAATCCTGTGCAGTTCGTAATGGGCAGTGTTTACAATACACCTTATAACCTCACAAACGGATTTTATTCAATACAGGACGGAGAAGGCCAGAACGACGACGGGAAATACAGTTTTTATAATGCTGTATTCTCAGCTGGTTACGGACCGCAGAAGATCACCGAGATTCTCATAGGAAATGAGAAGATTGCAAGCAACAATTCAGGCATCAGCGGAGCGGTCAATTTTGATTCTGATTCTCTGTATTATGATTCAGAGATTGAAAATAAGGTAGAAGTTCAGCAACCTGGTTCTGCAATGACTATCGCCGGATTCAATCAGAAAGTAAGCTCAACTTATGCAATGAGCGAGCTTAAGCATGATTTTGGAGAGGATGCGGTCCCTGTAATTGTTCAGGCTGCAGACAATGCCATGAAAATCCAGGTCTGCATCCAGTTTAATTCTCTTCGTGAATACAATACATCTGCAGAAACCTGGGTAAAGCGCAGCGTAGAAGTAAACCCTTACTGGAGTAATGACGGCGGCTCTACCTGGAACAGATTTGACTTTACGGGAGCAGAGACTAAAGTCATAAGCGGTGTTACTCATTACAACGTAATTGAACGCAATTCAAATCATACAATCCGCTTTGTTGCAGAAAAGACTTTTACAGCTTCAGAAAGTTTCGGCAAGACAATCTCCATCAAGGTTGAAAAAACAACACCGAAAAGAGAATCAAACAGTCAGGAAGACTGTGTGCTCTTGTGGTATCAGACTTTCTGTTATGATGCTGACCAGTCGACCTCTTCATCTCTGGTTGCCTGTCCGGTAGTAAATACACAGCTTCTGAATAAGACAACACGTGTTGCCTACAGAATAGTTTCAAACGATAACACTCAGGGCATTCTTGATGAGCTTCACTGTATGACAGAAGGCTTTGCATATACATGGGACGGAAGCGCCTGGAGTAATTCAAAATCTTCAACAAGAAACCTTGCAAGCTGGATTTTAGAGGTACTTACAAGCGACATCCATAATCCGAGCAAATACAGTCTTTCAGATATTGACCTTCCGTCTTTCGGTGCTCTGTACGAATACTGTGCAGACAATGGTTTTTATTGTGACGGAATCTTAGACAGAGAGATCAGCAAGAAAAATCTTATTGAGAAGCTTCTTACAATCTGTAATTCAACGCTCATAATCAATCAGGAAGGAAAGCTTGAAGTTATAACGGATAAAGAAGAATCAACTCCGGTTGCCCTTCTTAATGCTGAAAATATTTCAAGTGTAAGTTATTCAAAGAACCTGCAGAGAAAAACTACAGGGACAAAGGTAACATTTACAAGTCGTGAAAGCTGGACTGTAGACACTTTCTATTCCATGCTTGATGGCGGCTCTTATGATTATTCAACAGATACAGTAAATGAGCTTGCTCTGGACTATGTAACAGAATACAACCATGCTTACAAAATTGCCCAGCGACAGCTCAGACAACAACAGCTGCAGCCGAGAGAGATTAAGGTTGATGTAGGAAGCGAAGGAGATTACTACCCTCTTTATTCAACAATTCTCCTTCAGGTTCCTCAGCTTCTGCAGGGCTTGTGTTCTTCTGTAATAAGCAAGGTTTATTACAATGATGATAATGAGATAACAGGCTTTGACATTCAGGACCTCGTACAGTTTGAAGCCAATAAGCGATATGGAATTATTCTCCAGGGAACAAATGACTATGGGTACAGGCTGTTTTCTCTTGAGGTTACGGGGCAGAACAGGACAAGAACACTTACTCTTACCGAACCGCTGGCTGTTACAGCTTCTTCTCCAAAACCTGAGGCCGGCAATCATCTTTCTTTTGGTCTACTTGATTCTGACGGTGAGTTTACAAAAATCACAAACACAATGAAGATTTACGGAATCGAGCCGAACCAGAACAAAGGAATTACCCTTACCCTCAAAGATTACAATGAGGACATTTACGAATACGGAACCATTCCTGATTACAAGAGCAATATCACTCTCCCTCAGGCAAAGGCCGGCGGAGTTTCTCTTGATGATATTGAAAACCTGAGGCACGCTTTAACAGACGGATTTCAGAGCCTGCAGTACGGAGATGACACGATCGGAAATCCTGACAATGTTACAGGCCTGAGCGCTGTTGCAAAAAGAGACGGAATCTCATTGAAGTGGAATCCGGCCGTAGGAACAGGACTTGCCAACACGATCAAGCAGTACAATATCGAGATAAGCAAAGATTCAGGTACTACCTGGACATCTTTGGTTTCAGTATTTGATTCATCTTATGAGTATGTGTTTGACAGAAGCTCATCGGCTGATGGTTATCCGGAGGCTTCTGATTTTTCTACATGGCAGTTCCGTGTAGAAGCTGAGAGCGTTTACGGAAAGCATTCTGCAGCATGGATCACACTGACTAGTATTGATACCTCAGAATACAAGACCTGGATTATTCCTGTCATAACTGTTGATACAGAAGTTTCTGATCGTCTTGCGGTTCTTACAGCTGTCTATAACGGCGAAGTATACGGGGAAATAAATACCTGTGTAAAAATAAAAAGGATTGGAAATACCGACCTGGTAGACAATTCAAGAACTTATAACGAGCTTCTATGTGTTCAGCCAGATGAGAGTTTCTTTACTCCAGACTTCAACAGTTTTACAGGAAGAATCACAACGGCAGAAGATTATACAAATTATGGTGATACAGAAGAGAATTATAAAGGCTCGACCACAACAGCCTTTGTAAGCCGCTCGAATAAGATTACTCATACACTCCCTTTGATTGGACAGAATCCAAGAATGTATCAAATGGGTGATGTTCCTATTCTTAAATCAAGTGACCCAGATGTTCCGTATTTTGCTTGGGAAGTAGAAGATTCTTCGACCGTACCGCAAAGCCCAAGCGTTGGTGATATGTTTCATTACACAGGAAACACGACAACACAGTTTACAAACGGATTTTATTACAGATATGTCGAGGGAGAAACTGCTGGCACTTACGAATGGGAACAGATATTTGCAAAATCGCTTTCTGCTCCGACAACTTATCAGTATCAGATTCAGATGCGAAATGAAGCAAGTGAAAGTAATGTTGTTGTAAAAACGATTGACGCACTTCCGACCAATATAGCAGATATTGTACACACTCACGAACACTACAAGGATTTTTATGTTGAAAAACTCTCTGCAATTTCTGCAAATATCGGTTTGATTCAGCAGGGTGGATTCGGTGAGTTTGACTACGAAAAAGGCAACTACTGGGCTTTGTCTACTCTCACCGCAGAAGATACAGGAATAAGTGGAGGTATTCAGAAAGGTGCTTTCAGAGTAGGTGGAGAAAACGAATATCTGCGTGTTACTCCATTGGGAGATGAAAGATATAAGATTGAGTTAAAGGCAGGAAACATTGAACTTACAAGTTCTAGCGAAAGTGAATCTGAAACGATGGATTTCTTCAATGGAACTTATGTCTATAACTCTGATAAGACACAACGAATGGCACTTACTCCGAGTGGTATCTT